ACATGAATGATGTTATTCCTACGAAATATTACTCATATGATTGGCATAAAACACTGCCAATTATGTCACTTACATGCCTTTGTAGCGAAGTGTCAAAAAAACACCATGATCGCATGGACGTCATACTTATTGTCACGAACAATATAAACATCTAAGCCATGTTACATAGTAATACATTGGGTTCGGTGACTAAATATCCTGTCTTGGAAGCTTTAACAACTAAGTTACAGGAATTGAATGACAACCAAAGAATTTATATCGTAAGCTTATTAAATAGGTTTGATCTTGTGATTAAAAACGCCCGAAAGATCGAAGATTTCCAATTCAGAAATTACATTTTAACTTTAGTCCGAAAGGATTATCTTGAAAAAATTGACGAATTCATGGTAAAATATGACAATAAGTCTATGACATACTTGAAGTGCTTCATGATAGCTAGAATAAGAAATGAGATTATTCCAGATACTTTTAAGTAAATTGTTGTAACCTTTTTATTACAAGTACGTATAAGTAAATAAAAACAAATGAAAACAAGACTCTATCTGATCGTAATTATTTTACTCATGGCTATTCAAAGCGTTGATGCAGTGAATACAAAACCTTTACAATGCGTACTCACTGAGAAATACGGCATGTATGAAAAGGCTGAAACTGATACCGATGGCTATACGTCATACATATGGGAGACTTCTCTGAATGACTTCTCAAAGGGAATGATCGAGACTATTAGTAAATATGTTGGCGATTTGCCCTACAATAAAGTAATCGGAAGATACTATGGCGACGCAATCCCAGCTGTTGCTGATATTGTTGAGTGGGAAAGTCAAACAATCTATGTCTCAATGGTTAAAGTTTACGGTAAGTTAGAGGTTGATGGCACTAATTTTGAAGTAATGAGTCTAAGCGTAATCATAAAAAATAAGAATGGTAAGCTTAACTCAAAAAATCAACACACAGTACAAGAAAGATTACGTCCTTAATTTATAAACGAATACAAATAAAAACATGATATTTCAAATTTATTTTACTCTGGTTCTTTTAGCCTTTGCCACTAGACTAATGGCTGATACAAACACTGATCATGATATTCTCAATCATATTGAAAGGCATCCTAAATGGAAAATGGTTTCAAATATCGCTGGATGGACGTTATTTGCGTTAGCTGTGATAGCATTCCTGTATTTCATATGGTGCTTTCCGAAACCATCATATATTCTATAACCAAGAAATTAATACAATGGAAAAGAGAAATTTAACAATTACTGTAACTGGAAATGCTGGTTCAGGTAAGTCACACCTTTTATACCTGCTTAAAGGGTTTCTACGTGACAATGGCTTCGATGTGAACCATCATGTAGGTCATGACTTTGACTCTGAAATAGGCTTCGATTGGTGCGTTGACACTAATTTCAACAAAGCTGTCGAAGCATTGAGAGCAAATACGACTATAACGATTAACGAGGTTCAAACAGCACGTGAGCCTGTAAAATAAGCACTATGCACGAAATTACAATTGAGGAACTGAAAAATGGTAATACCATTTTTGTAAAGAAATTTGGCACAGATATGACTGTAGCCGAAATAACCAAATTGCCAAACAAAAGCTATGAAATAACTTTTGAAAATGGCGATACAATGATCTGTAAACCACGTACTAAACTGGAATTACATGTTGGAAGTAATTAAAATAGGCGAAGCAGAAATAATCTTACAGGATTACGAATTCGGTAAAGGTAAAATAATAATTGCTGCACCTGATTGCAATTTCTCGTATCAATGGGGTGCTATGAATAACAATATTAGAGGATTTTTACTATCTAGTAACACTGATTACATTGTGAGGGCACTTAGCAACTCCAATGATAGAGGCGTATTTGATGCTAAAGCGACCTTAAAGGCTGTTAGACATTATATCCGAAAAGAAATGTTTCATGAGTTGCCTTGGTACAAATGGCGTGAAGCACAAAAAGAACTTCGATCAGAATTCAAACGGATTGAAAGCGATTGCGAAGACGAAAGAGAATTTGTCGATAGAATGCAGCGAATTAAAGATATTTGCTTTGACATTGATGATCATAGAGAAGAAAGAGATTTTAAAGAAACCATTGGGGCATTTTGTGATGAACCTTGGAATTTTATCTGCAAAGGCGATTCGTATGAAACGAATTATTTAAAAAAATTATTTCCATTATTACAAAAAGAGTTGAAAAGATGAAGCTATTCATAACAGATTTTGCTGACCCTAGTGTTGGCTTGTTTCAAGCATCTTATGATGTAGTGTGCCCTTTTGAAAAAGAAGACGTTCATGCTTTGTCATTCTTCAAAGAGGAAATCAAAAAAATATACTCGGAATTTGCCGAAGGAAAAGTAGTCGCAGAGTATGACTTTGAAAGGCTTGATCGAAATGAAAGCGAAATACCAGAAGAAATTGAACATGACACATATGGCGTTATCGAAGATTGACGAAGAATATGTTCTGGAAAGAATAAAAAATGAATTCTGGATTGATCGTTACGGTGCATGTCATTATTACACTGGAACACTTGAAGATGCGTATCAAGTCACGTCCTTTCATTTCAATATTGCTAGAAACCTCTATCCAACAGTTAAATATCCTGACGATGTACTAACGAGATTAGGATGGATTGCCGTTGGTTCGGGTTCTTATAAGCCTGAGATTTGTAAAAGTCCCACTGATAGTCAATGCCGCACAATGCGTAAATTGGGACATTGCTCAATTACATTATATAATGGAACAGAATTAATGCTATAATTATGCAAGAGATTTACATGGAAGTAACACTCCAATATATGTTTGCTATTGGTAAAATGGCTGACGCACAAGCACTTGTTGACAAATCAACCCAACATGTGCTTGAAACAGTGAGTTATATTAAGATGAAGCCAGAAAATGAGCCGACCAATTAAAGATACGCCTATATTATATGGCGAAGATGCCCGAAGTTTCATTTATAACCATGAGCATGCTGTAAAGCTTCCAATTGAGGTTCGTGAAAGAATGCAAAAAAATTATGAAAAAATTTGTAATCTTTCCAATGGCGGCAACCTCTCTGGAAATACTTGTCAACAGACGGTTATACAATCGTAAGTGGATTACATGGACTAATAAAATTCATAGTAGTATTTATGTGAAAAATAAACTACTATGGAACAAAAAATAAGCGATCTTGGAGTTAACTTGATAAAGCACTACGAGCAATTAAATGATGGCGACTTACAAGCAATAGGACTACAACCAAAGCCAGATGTAAGTGGATATATGACAATTGGTTATGGTCGTGTTTTAATTAGACCACAAGGCGGATATATAAAAACAATTGCGGACGTTGCCAAATATTTTCCTCAATATCTTACAATTGACGAACCACAGGCAGCGCAATATCTTAAAGAGGATTGCGATAGATTTGAAGACAGCATCAATTCACTTGACTTACAACTAAGTCAAGGTCAATTTGACGCACTCGTTTCATTCGCATTTAATGTTGGGTTTGGTGCTTTAAAGGGATCAACCCTATTAAAAAGAATTAAAGGCATTGTTAGCACACCTTCAATTGAGGTCTGCTTTGGAATGTGGAATAAGTCTGCTGGCGTTGCTTACAGAGGTCTTACTTTTCGTCGCCAATCAGAATCTTTGCTGTATAGTACTGGCGTACTTAAATTTTTCAATTAAGATGAAAAAAGAAACTAAGAGAGAAGTATCAAATATAGCTAAGAGGCTTAATGAGATACTTGATACGTATAACCCATCATCGGCTACGCCGCCACCATCGTCAATGGCTGGGGGAACAACATTAGTACCCGATGAAACTGGCAATCATCCTCAAATGCGCACAGACGAGCAAACAGCACCGTTACCGCCACAAGTGAACGCAGCATCAACAACGCCACCAACCACTGCTCAAAGTGCTCCTATGGCATCGGACGTAAGGACATTGCAAAAAGCAACTTCCAATGCCAATACTGTTAATAATGCTAGCAAGCGTATTAATACTGCAACGGAGTTTCCACAAGCATTTAAGCTATGGTTTGGCTCTTTAGGATATAAGCCAGAGAATCCAGCTATTTCAATCATGCGTGTGAGATTAGAAATTGAAAAAGCCATGCGTGAAATGGGATATAAATAATAAGATATTCAATGAGTTATAAAAAGGTTGCATTAATTTGTAACCTTTTTTTGTTTTACACGTATAAGCTAAAAACAATTAACAACTATGGAAAAGGAAATGAAATATTTGGTTGGTGAGTTTCAGATAACTGGCAATAATCAGATTAACGTCGATCTGGTATGTAAAGATTGGGGACATTTATGGGTAATCCTTCAACATGAGGATACCTATAGGCTGGTAAAGTATGTTCGTAAAGATTCACAAAACACAGCCCTAAAGACTGACATATCACAGATACAGGCACTCGAAATAATTAAGAAATTGAATTTAACAGGAAGCGAAACATTTTTACGCTGTTCAACAGCTTGGAGGTAATATTATGAATAAGAACGAAGCATATCAGGAAATGAAGAAAGGTAATGCTGTTAAAGGCGAGTACTATACCGATGAAGAATACGCATTCATTAATGCAGAAGGCAAAATCGAAACAGAAGAAGGCTGCGTTCATGGCGGCAGATTCGATGAATTCTGGGATAGAATACAGGTAGAGGAAGGCTGGTCATTATATACAGGTGTAAGGAATCCTGTTACGCCAAGAAAGAAATTCAACATTTTTAATTAATTGGCGGATTTTGACTATGCGCACAGTATTTATAATGAAAATAATTAAATGAAAGAAAAATATAAAAATGAATTGAAAATTATAGATACTCAAGAAAAAGCATATCTACTTGGTTTTATGTATGGTGATGGAACTATTAGCACATATACTGAAATAAATGGTAGAATAAGACACCTATCAAGAATATCTATATGTATTGATGATAAGGATATGCTTTTACAACTGTTAAGCATATTTCCATATTTTAATGTTGGGTATTTTGATTTTTCAAAATACAATTTAAATAGCAAGAAACAAATTTCATTGTCAAAATCATCAAAAGAATTATACAATGATCTTCTCTCGAACGGCTTATTTCCAAGAAAATCGTATGAAAATGCTTGTAAGCTAAAATTACCTGATATTAATCAATTGTTAATACCACATTTTATTAGAGGCTTTTTTGATGCTGATGGTAGCGTATATATTCCAACACGTAGAAGAAATTTATTAACAATGGAATTCAGTTCTGTATCGATGGAATTACTTGAAAGCCTTAATATATATTTAAAATCAAAAAATATTAATTGCTGGAAGATTAACACCAAGCATCCAAGCAAGGGTAGGCAAACATGCCATGCACTAGTATTCAATAAAACTGCTGAAATTCAAAAATTAATTGACCTAATGTATAAGGATTCGATCATATTTTTAAAGAGAAAAAAAGAAAAATGTATTCTCTACAAGCCTGTTGATAAGGTCGGCGATAGAAATATGACTTGCAAATTTTGCGGTAGTAATAGAGTGCAAAAAAATGGAACTAGAGGCGACTCAACAAGATTTATTTGCGATGATTGTATGAAAGGATTTTCAATAAAAACTGTAACCTTTTTAAATAAATAACGTATAAGCATATATAAACAATTAAAATAAAAATAAAAATGATAATTGACACAATTTTAAATGACGCCGAGATAGTCGAAACTAATAACAGTTCCGCAAGAGAAATGCGTATTAGTGATAATGCTGCTCAAATTTTCTTTAAAATGTTTACAAAGAACACCTATTCCAATCCGATTGGTAGTATTGTTCGTGAAATCACTAGTAATTGTTTTGATAGTCATATTGAAGCAAATGTCGTGAAACCTATTTTACTTCGAAGAGGAACCGATTCTCATACAAGAATGGAATATATTTCATTTATTGATTTTGGCGTAGGCATGTCGCCAGATAGAATTAAAAATGTTTATGAGGTATTATTTACGAGCACAAAGCAAAATGATAACACGCAGATAGGCGGATTTGGGCTGGGGTCGAAAAGTTGTCTGGCTTACTACAGACAAGCAGGTGACAGAGTTACCGAACAGGATAACAGTTTCTTCGTTATCACGATTTACGATTCAAAAAAATATACATATTGCATCTATGAAGGCCCTAAAACCCCTCTTATCAATCTGATGCATGTTGAAGAATGTCTTGAAGGTAATGGTACGGAAGTTCGTATCCCTGTCTTAGGTAAAGATATGTGTAAATTCGAAACTGAGATTGTTAAACAATTATATTATTTCGATAGCATAATCTTCGAAGGCTTTGAAAATTACAAAATCACCAACGAGTTCAATGTACTACGAGGCAAAAACTTTGTATATAGAGGATCACATTATTCAGATACCATGCACATATGTTTAGGAAAAGTAGCATATCCTATTAATTATGATGTTCTTGAACTCGATTCATCTAATTACAGTCTACCGATTGCTATTAAGCTTGAAATTGGCGATGTCAATGTCATAACCTCACGTGAAGCCATTGACTATTCGGAAGCCACTATTAAATTGTTGGTGAAAAAGATGAATGAAGCTAAGGCTGAAATCGAGACTTTAATTTCTGCACAATATGATAATGTCGTAACGCTTAAAGATTATTTTAACTACAAAGCGAACTTTGGCAAGCTGTATTTGCCAAATAACATGGAAATGGACTTTGGTAACCTGTATAAAATAGCTAATATTAAGTTAAACAATTTCGTACATGGTGATATACCAATGATTTCAGATAGATTGATGTTCAATAATCTATACAGAACAACATTGTATGGTAAAAAAGTAGGCGATCGTAATAAAGGTATATATTTTGATGGTGCTTATTCTCAATTAGGTCAGGACAATTTGTATTTAACTGGCAATGCTTACAGACGAAAAGTGCTTAAACATCAGTATATTCGGAGCAAACATGAAACGAATTATCTAATCAGTGCAAATCCGTATTCCAAAACTGTAAATTCATTTGCTGAAATATTTAATGTTGAACGTTCAGAACTTTCAAGAACCGACGATCAGGGCGATGTTCAAATGTCTGAAATGTACATTAAAATGCTTGCTATGGTTGAAGCATATCAGGAAATTGTTGAGGAACAAATTCCTAAATATGAGGACATTGTTGTACCTGAAACATTCAAAACTACCAGATTATATTCGGTAGACAAAGAAAACATTACAATATCAATGGTTTACAGGTATGATGTTGTTAACAGAGTTACAATGAAATTCACTGAACTCGCTAAGTTCAAAGGTACGATTATCTATACGGACTTTGAGAAGATCAATATATTGAAACGTGCAAGCGACGTATTTGAAGACTTATTTTCGCCTAGAACTGAGGTTACAAGGAGTTACGATAAACGCAGCGGTTTTTACGACAGCAAGAACAAAGCGAAAGTAATGTTTATCATGGTGTCGAAAGCCAACATGAAAAGACTTAAACAATTAAGGGACATTTGTGATGTGGATGATATATACAGCAGACTGTTTTATCGTAAAGCAGATTTAGTTCAGAATAGTTATCATATTGGTAGAATCTTTGTACAATATTCCTCGCTTGATCCATTTTACAGGTCGGAAGACTTTAAAAGTATCTTTCCCGAAATCGGTGCTAAACTGACTGAGTTGACGAATTTTTTGCATCTGAACCAAACGAAGCAACTCTTTAAGACTACTTCGGAATTAACACTTGAAAGATTCTTTAAAATAGACAAGGATAAACAACCTGCTAAGATTATGAAATATTTTAAAACGATCACGAAGATTGACGAGATATGTAAAAAGTATAGTCATATCTTCCAATTCATTAATATTCCAAATAATTACGGAAGCAACCCAGAGTTCTCCAAATTCATAAAATCGATTATAAAAATATAGGAAATAATCGACGGTTTTTGTAACAAAAATAAAGTATTAACGTATAAGTAATAAATCAATACGATTCAAATGAATATATTAAACGCAATTAAAATCGGAAACATTATCAATCTGTCTGTTAATGGTATCTTGGAGAAAAAGATTTGTGCTTCGAGTGAAGAAGCTAAGAGCATTTTTGCCATGATCTTAAAGACAAAGGCTGATCCGACAGACCTGAATGTAAAGAACCTTTATTTGTTTCTTAATAACAAGGTTCGAGAAGTCATTGTCGCTGGCTTCGAATGCGATCTTATCGACGGAAACATCTACCTTGAAGGCTTTAATACGCCAGTTCCAAATGCAATTCTTGACGTAGTTAAGGACTATCATGAGAATGAATTTCCTTACGATGTAATCGTAAGCTTCTGGAAATTGTTGATGATCAATCCTGACGAAAAGGTTCGCAAATCTTTGTTCGACTTCATCAGCAAATTCAATTTGGTCTTGACCAATCATGGCTATTTCTTAGCGTACAAAGCAGTAAAGCTTTATGTTGACCCTAAACCAGTCGCCGAAGCTAAAAAGATTGCAGCAAAAGCCGAAGCTGATCGCTTAACAACTGATCAAGCACAATTGGATTTAAGCATTGCCGCAAATCAGTCAAATAGCTTAACTGAACTTGAAAAGCTTGTTGTAAGTGAATTCAACAAAGTGAAAAACGTTTGGAAATGTGCTCCAAAGAATTACACTGTTTATACTACCGATGTTGACGGCAAGTTTCACGCTACCGAAACAAAGACAATTGATAAATGGGATTTGTCCGCCAAAAAAGTCACTAAAGTAGGTTGCCTTAAAAGACTGTTTGAAGACATTCCAGTACAGATCAATGTACCAGTCGCTGCTCCAGTTGTAGTTGAGGCTATCGAAGCACCTGTTGAAGTTGTTGAACCTACGATCATCTATACTGACAAACGTACTGGTACATTCCAGATCATTTTAGGTCAGCCTGTTCATATGGACAGAAAAAAATGCGATGGCGACCCGAATCAGGATTGTAGCTATGGTCTACATGTTGGAAGTACTCAATATGTTGAGATCTTTGCAGGTGCGACCGATACAGTTCTGTTATGCTTGGTGAACCCAGCGCATGTTGTAGCTGTGCCAACCTCAGATTCAAGTAAAATGAGGGTTTCAGAATACTTCCCAATCAGTGTTATCAGTCGTACAGGCACTAAAATCAATGCAATTGAGCCTTCATTTTTCGAAAGTGATTACATTGAATATGAAAAAGCCGAATTAAATGACATGGTTGCAAAAATTCTCAAAGAACAAAAGCCAATCGAGGATTCTCTGAAATCTAAGACTGATAAAAGACCTTTAGCAGATATGCTGAAAATTATCCAAACACGTATAATTGATTTAAAATAAGAAAATACAATGTCCAAAAAAAGGAAATGCGCAGCCGATTATCGTATCGACTATAAGAGTGCTGTTGATACTCTAGCTTATGTTGAGAGTAAGATCAGGGAACGTCTTTACGACTTGGCTTCGGCTAATCCCGAAGTGCCTATCATGACAGCAGTTAACGGTGACACACTTAACAAAGCTAAATCGCTCGTTAATAAGTATTACATTGAAACGCTGAATATTGAAACTCAGTTTTATTTCATTGAACTCATTGAAAAGTTTAACGCTGACTTGATTGGTAAGCAATTGGAAATCGATTTCTCAAAAATTTAAGTAAATGAAAAACGAAAAAGCGCAAATCAGTTCCTTTAGGACTTTACCTAAAGGAACTATATTTTACTCACTTGATGGTCACAGTACCGTTATATACGATAAGGACATTGTGGTAAAAATGTTGAACGATAATACCCACACCGCAAATGGTAGAGTGCAAAAACTTAACTTTGACATGTACACATATGTTCCGACATTGTCCGATGATATTGAAGAACCTGATCTATGTTTTGACTACGATCAATCATTACCTTACACTTTGCCAACTTCAATCTTTGTGCGATGATTAAATATGTAAAAGGCGACGCCACGCAACCAATTGGCGAAGGCGGAAAATTGATTATTCATTGCTGTAACGATGAAATAAAATGGGGGGCTGGTTTCGTTCTTGCTCTTAGTAAACGATGGAAACAGCCAGAAGCAATGTTCAGAGCTTTAAAAAATCCTGTTCTTGGCGATGTTCAATTCGTTCCAGTTGAGCCAAACATAATCGTTGTAAACATGATTGGTCAGCATGGCATCAAAGCATTGCCAAATGATAGCCCAATTAGGTATGACGCAATCAACACAGCATTGAAAAAAGTAAATGCTTATGCCATAAAATACAGATACACAGTACATTGCCCACGTTTTGGCGCAGGTTTAGCTGGTGGGAATTGGAATGTAATTGAAGCTTTGATAAATGCAAACATTACCGTTGATGTGACTGTTTATGACTTCTAAAAAGGCTACAATGACCGTTCGGTATGGTATATACGGCGGAGACATAATGTACCTATCAATAAATATCTTCACTGGTAGGGACAGCAATAAGGCTTACGATAAGCATGTGGTCGAATCATTTAATTCGGGTAACTTTGTTGTGGACTGGTATAATGCTATCAATTATGCTGCTAGACATATAAATGAATATGATATAACATATTCTGATGGTATTAAAGACTTCTTAAATTTATCCGAATTATATGAAGAAGTCTTTTTGAAAAATTATAATGGCACTTGGCAGCTAACTAATTTAAAACCAGTTGATTCTGAAAAGTATTTTGGGTTGTACATTGAAAAGGGCAATTCTTCTCAGTCATGGGAAGAATATAGAAACTATTGCAAAAATTATCAAGACTAAAGTTAATTAAATATTTATATACAAAAATTGTATTTTGTTATGAGCATACCTGACACATTTTTACAAATCGATCTCAATCTTCCTGACAACACCGAAAAATTGTCGGAAGCAGAGGTAAAAATCGAAAAATTCAAAGAAAGATTAGCTAAATTGCAAAGCACTGGCGAAATTAGCAATCAAACTCATGAGCCGCTTTATGATGAAACAGTGTTAATGCTTGATTATCTGGGAAGATTATCAAAGCCTGTCTTCGGAGTTGAGGATATTATCGAATCCGTGTACTTCAAAGAATACATTGCCGAGCCAAATAAAGTAAAAAGACTTTGGTACGAGCATTATGAGTACGTACATCATCCGTACACTATTCTAAAAAAACGGTGTTATACGATTCTCGAAGACCTTGACGACGAGTTTTTCAGAGTAAACCATTGCTTTCCGAGCAACTATTACTTATAAGCCATGAAAAAGCTAATAAGGGATAAGATAGTCAGGTACTATAAGGAAAGCGAATTTGAGCATATAACAAGTCAGGAAGAATTGAATAAATTCTATGCTTTAAAAGTTTATGAGGAACTTGACGAAATCCAGCGATCAGATCATAAAGACGTTACCGAATTCGCTGATCTTATTCAAGTAGCTATATCGTTTGCAAATGCAAATGGATTCACGTTACCCATAGTAATGACTGCGGTGCAAAAAAAGGCTGATGAAAAAGGTGAGTTTAGCGATATAGCATTGCTAAATCTAAACCCAAACAATCCCAGCAACAAGGTTTATAGATAAATTACGATGCCTGAAAGTGCAATATATAACACTTTCAGGCATTTTTTGCTCATTATTGCCAGAATTGTTGTATAATGTGCAATATATTGCACAAAAACGCTATATTTTGTCGTAAATAGCCAACATATTAGCAAATATTATCGCATGAAAAATCATACTATAAGTCTAAATAGGCTAGTTTTGTATGATTTTTCATGCGAAAACTAGCCTATTTCGCATCTTTCAGAAAAAAAAGTAAGTATATTTGTAACAAAAACAATTTTTGTTCGTATAAGTATAATAATAAAGACGTAAAATATGGTAAAAAAAACAATGATGCTGATCGCAATTATAATGGCAATTTCGCTACTTAGCGGATTTGTAGTGGCAAATAAGTCATCCACAGGCGAAGGAAATGAACTTACATTGATGAATGTCTACAATGAACTATGCAGACTTGACGTAAAGGATAAAAACATCGTCATGGCGCAAGTAAGACTGGAAACAGGACATTTAAAAAAAATATCACATAAAAATAACTTATTTGGTTTTAAAGGACTCAATGGAAAATACAGAACTTATCCAACATGGCAGACCAGCGTTGAAGCGTTTAAAGTATGGCAAGATAAGTATTTCGTGAGTGGAAGCTACATAGATTTTATAATAAAAAAGAAATATGCTGATAACATGCATGCATATATTATAAATCTAAAAAAAATAATGAAAAAGTATAACAAAGTCAACGAAAGCTATGAGCTTATAAATTGATGTTATAGCATTTTAAACTCGAAAAACATAGAAAATGAAAGATACGCACTCCAAAATTATTCAGATATTATCTGAATTCTTAGAAAAAAACCCTGAACAAAGGTTCGGACAAGCACTTTTTAATTTAAACATTAATCAGCATAAATACGATATATCGTCAATTATTAATCCGTCAGAGGTAAGCTATCAAATGCGAGACATTTACAATGACAGTGATAAATGCATGGCGGATAGAGTTAATGAATCTGGAAGTATTTTTAACTTAGAATCAGCACAAGATGTCACAATCCATTGAATTTACAATAGAGTATGTAGTCCTAAACTCGCAGGGCAGAGTTATAAAGGATGGTGAAATTATAGTGAAGCACAAAGCAACCAAATTCGAGGCTCAATGCTCATTAGAGATATATTTACAAAAGAAGTACCCTGAGTTCAAGTCCATGATCGTTAATAAATGCACTGAATCTAGTCCATTTATGGGCTTATTTAACGATATATTTGGCAAAAATAAGAATAATCCCTTTGGAGGATCAAATCCATTTAAATTTTAGTACTCATGATTTTAAAACTTGACACCGTAGCTAAGACCATTCAAATTGATGGCACTGTAAACGCTTATGAATTACTCAAAGCATTGAAGGTAATGCTTCCAGAAGGCTTGTGGAAGGAATTTAACATATTTCAAAAGCCAACTGAATACATTTATAATCCTGTCTATCCGTCGTATCCCGTTTATCCGTATACGTCGCCATATATTTGGAATCCAAATAGTCCTGTGGTAACATTACCTTGGCTATATACTGGCGGAACTTGTAATGATACTGTTACTTGTAATGGTACAGTGACTAGTTCCAGTTCGAATTATACAATTGGTATGGATGCTGCTGTTACTGGAAATAATGCCACCATTAATATTCTTAAAAAAAGCATTTTGAATGAAGGCGTATACGAAATTGTTTTAATGCCTGAAAACGAAACTAAATAATTTTACGAGTATTTATCATTGTGGGGATAAAGCCTTACAATGATAAATATGAAAAGTACCACACATGATGAATTTGCAAAAATGCTGCATGATCATAATTCTGAACTTACAATTATGTCTAAATTTACAGGATTACGCAATAAAATTATAGTAAAAGACATTGACAATATTACATATAATGTCGTAGCTAATAGTTTACTGATTAATATTCAACCGAGAATAGTTTCAGCTATTAATAGAATAGAGGCTTTTAATATAAAAATGCATAAAATATTTCCAAATCTACGCATAATCGACGAATATATAGCAGGTAATGTGAAAATGCGGATTATTGATGATTTAGGCATTGAATATTTCGTTAAGCCTGAAAGTGTTTTATTGGGACGTTATCCATCTATTGAAACAGCGATAGATAAAAATAAAGCATTTGCGTTAAAAGCAAGGGTAATTCATGGCGACAGATATGACTATAGCCAAAGCATTTATTTTAGAGATAAGGTAAAACTTAAGATAATTTGCAAAGATCATGGCGCATTCGAACAGCAGCCAAATGCTCACATAAAATGCAAAGCTGGGTGTCCAGTTTGTAACATTGCAAGAGGGTGGAGTAAAACTCAATGGCTTAATTATGGTAAGGACAAAGATTGTTTAGTTTATATTATTAAATGCTTTAATAATGATGAAGAATTTATTAAAATCGGAATGACAACTCAAACAACAAAAAAGCGATTTAATGATATTAGAAGTATGCCATATAATTACGAAGTCATTAAAGAGCATTTGTGTTCAGCAGAAGAAGCTTGGAGTTTAGAGAAGGAATATCATCAAAAATTCAAAGAATATAAATATTTGCCAAAAATAACATTTCATGGAATACAAGAATGCTTTAATATTAACACACTTAAAAATTTTAATTTATGATTATAGTTTACCACCGAAAGGATAATGATGGCTTCTGCAGTGCCGCCATTATTAGAAAAAAATATCCCGATGCCGAATTTATTGGCTGGAATTATGGCGACGAGTGTAAACAATTTCTTGACTTCATTGACGAAGAAATAATTGTCGTAGACATTTCATTTCCGATGAATATAATGTATAATATTGCTAGCCGCAATAAGCTTACATGGATTGATCATCACGCATCGAAAATTGCGGACTATATTGCTTTCGAGCATTCTTTTGATAATAATATTAATGTTGTTCTTGAAGTTGGTAGAGCCGCTTGCGAATTGACATGGGAATATATCTTCCCAGATAAAATGATGCCAGCATCTGTTGAATATCTTGGAATGTATGATACATGGCGTGGATACGGCTCAGACGAATGGAATCATAATACATTGCCATTTGAATATGGTATGAGATCGATTTGCTCAAGTCTTGAAACATTTCCGAAATTTATTCTCAATTATGATGAAGACGGTGCTATTGATAGCATAATTAATAATGGCAGAATCGTAATTGGCTACCAAAATGTTGTCGATTCAAAACTATGTTCAGCAAATTCATTTATACGCAGTTTTAAAGGTTATAGAGCACTTTGTTTAAATGTTCCTTACATTGACTCGAATACAATGCAAAGTGTTTTTAACGCCTCTGAACACGATTTAATGCTATCATTTGTTTATACTGGTAAACATTGGAGTTGTAGTCTGCGTAGCGTCGGAGATTTAGATGTTAGTGCTATTGCTAAATCAATGGGCGGCGGTGGACATAAAAATGCCGCTGGATTCGAAGTTAAAAGCTTTGAGGACATCTTTGACTAACTAAATACTAGAAATATTTTTTAAAATCGCCAATCGGATTAATTTCGGTTGGCGATTTTGCTTTATATTCGTATTTATGTATAAATATTTTACTATGTCAAATCTATCCGAATCAACATTCATTAGTTATGAGCCAGTCAAACTGATTGACGAAGTATCAACACAGCTTTATTATATTGGAACATCAAATTTTGGAAATGCATCAAATTCAGCTGTATGGAAAATAAAAAAAATTGAGAAAATTGGCAACGTGTGGAGTCTTGCTGCATATCCTGACGGAAATCAAGATTATAAATTCGTTTGGGATGAAAGAGGAAATTATAACTATATTTAATACCAATTAAAAATGGCAAAACTAACCACAGACTTATTAACAGGCGTTCAATTCTTATTGAATATTGATTTACCTGTAAGCGGTTCGTCAATAATCGAAACCGATCCGACCGTTCCAAATTATATTAAGCAAATATCATCAGGTGATATTGCTAACTGGAATTCTAAACAGCCTGCTGGAAATTATCAGTCGGCTTCGGGATTTACTGCCCATGCTACTGACTTAAATATTCATTATGCTCAGTCTGGCATCACTATAACTGAAAGTCAGGTAACTAATCTATCTACAGATTTAGCGAATAGATCACTAACAGGACACACTCATTCACAATATTTAACGACCGAAAATGACCCGACAGTACCTGATAATGTTAAGGCTATAACTACTGGCGATACAGCTAACTGGAATTCTAAACAGCCTGCTGGCGATTATGTGCTTACGCCTACTTTTACAGGACATACTAGCGATTTGACAATTCACTATCAGCAATCTGGTATAACTATTACCGAAAATCAGGTGACTAATCTTGTTAACGATTTAGCTGGCAAGTCATCTACTGGACATACACATACTGGCGTATATCAGCCTATTGGAGCATATTTAGTCACTGCTGATATTGCTGGCAAAGAAGACTCTAGCAATAAAGTGACAATTATAACATCAGGTTCTACAAATACTCAATACCCAAGTGCTAAGCTTCTTTATGATCAATTAGCAACTAAACAGCCAACAGGGGCTTATTTAACGTCATTCACTGAAACCGATCCCACTGTTCCAGCTAATGTTAAGGCAATAACTACAGGCGACACCACCAACTGGAATTCAAAGCAAGCTTCTGGCGATTATGTGCTTACGCCTACATTTACAGGACATACCGCCAATGCTACTATACACTATGCACAGTCTGGTATAACTATTACCGAAAGTCAAGTGACAAACCTTGTTAATGACTTAGCTGGTAAGTCATCTACAGGGCATACGCATACAGGCGTTTATCAGCCTGTTGGCAGTTATTTAGTCGCTGCTGATATTACAGGCAAAGAAGATAGTTCTAACAAAGTAACAATTATAACATCAGGTTCTACTAACACTCAATATCCAAGTGCTAAATTGCTTTATGACCAATTAGCAACCAAACAGCCAACAGGAGCTTATTTATTGCCTGCTGATATTACAGGTAAAATGAATTTAAATCAAGCTAGCCGCCAGACAATTATAAATGGCGCACCCACATTCAGCGAAGGCTTGACATTAGGAACTAATCCAACAGGAACAACTTTTGAAGCAGGTAAAATTTATTATGATGCCCCTAATAAAACTTTGGGAATTTGCATTGATACTGATGTTACAATACAATTAGGTCAGGAGGAACTTGTTTTATGTTATAACAATACTGGCGCAGATATTCCTAACGGTATGATGGTATACCCAACAGGCGCAAATGGCGATATGCCTACGATAGCTTTAGCTAGAGCTGATAACACTGTTTTAGGATCATTCCTAGACATTGGTATGACTACACAGGTTATACCGAATGGACAAAGTGGATTTGTTACAAACAGAGGAATTGTTCATAACATAGATACGTCTGCTTTTGTTGCTGGCGATACATTATATCTTAGCACATCTGTTTGGGGTGGCGTAACCAAAGTGCCGCCTACCAGCATTGACGACTTCTTGGTAAAAGTAGGTGTGGCATTAATGATAAGTCCAACTGTAGGTTCAATATATGTTAGACAAATTCTAAATAATAGAATAACTGACCTTGTTGATGTTGCCATTGATACGCCTATCGTTGATCAAACTTTAGTATGGAATGGCTTGAACTGGATCAACAAAAACTTGGCATCAGTAAATGCTGGTATTGGAGTTAATTTCTATCTTGATGATACTCAGATTATAACAGGCGGAACGCAATCAGTCGCATTACATACACTATCAAAAGTGCCAGTAACAACAACCGAAGTTATTGATCAGGTCACGCTTGTAACAGGAAATTTAACACAAATATTAGACAGATACTTGTATGACGTGGCATTGGGCGGAACGCAAATAGACGCTGGCGCATGGGGTTTTAACACATACTGTATGGTCAATAACTCTGGAGGTATTGCCACAATTCCTGTGACAATGCGTAAAGTTGTTGCTGGTACAGGCACTGTGACGATTACAGGCACTGGAACATCAAGAACAGCCACAGTATCAGGCGGAACGCCATTTGTTGCTGGCGACGTAAATGCAAATATGACGCTTTCTGGTCTACTTAGAACTTCAACTGCTATATTTAGAATCATTGCTTATACCAGTACTTCTGTAGTTACTGTTGAGACATTGACAACATATGTTAATGAGGCTAATGTCGCATACAGCAATCATAAATTTTTATTTACTGATAATATAACCGAAATTAATCAAACAACTGTTGGCTTAACCACAACAAATTCATTTCAGCCTGCTTTTAGCATAAATGCTACTGATAAATTGGGCGTGACTTATTATGGTCAGAGTGACACAAATAACAGAACTGTTACACTTTATCATAATGGAACAACCCATTATACTAATTTCACGACGCCTTTAGTTATTAGACATAATGACTTATCTGGATTACAAGGCGGTACGTCAACAGAAAGATACCATGTACCAGCCGCTACTGCAACGTTGCTAGCTGCTTTAACATCAACTTCTGATGAATTAAATGCGTTGCATGGCATTCCATCGGGCTTAACCGCCACTGAATTAGGATATGTTGATGGCGTAACATCGTCTATTCAAACGCAATTAAATGCTAAACTCGGTAAAGTTAGAACTACATATTCTATAACAGGCGCAACGACCTTATCATCAACGCATGCAGGTGCAACCATTGAATGTAACGGAACATTTGCACTAACATTGGGTAATGCTACGCAGCAGGGCACAATTATTGATATTGTAAATGTTGGCACTGGTATTATTACATTGGCAGCGTCTACAACGATTTTGAGTAGAGATGGACTATTAACATTGAGCAAGCAGTATTCTAAAGTAACTGCTTATCATCAAGGATCGAATATATGGATCATATATGATATATTACCATCTGAATTAATTTATTTATCAGGAACTACCTCAAATGTTCAAACTCAATTAAATGCTAAATTATCAGCTACTAATAACAAGTTGATACCATCAGATTTCGTGTGGACAGGCACATTAACAGGCTCGAATCTAACATGGGTTATAACATACAGTCATACAATTAGTGGAAATGTTACGATTCCATCTGGTGTAACTCTCGTCTTTATGGGTGGATCATTAAATGGCATCACAACGTTAACAGGTACTAATACAAAAATAATTGCTGATGACGCCAATATCATTTCAGCAACAACAATTGATGGAACATGGTATTCTGATCATGTATGGTTTAAATGGTTTGGGGCAAAGGGCGATGCTGTCACCGATGATTATGTTAAAGGTCAGCAATTACTAGATTGGGCTTATTCTAATCACTCTATGAAAGTTTACATGGGTGTCGGACGTTTTAATGTGACTGCAAGCGGTTTCACAATAAAAACTGACTTTGAAGGCGAAGGCAATAGAACGTATGGATACAATAGTGAGATATATAATCGTACAACCGCAGGCTATGGCGTAAAAATTGCTGAAAGATATATAGCATTGGCAAACTTCACTGTATATGGCAATGCAACAGCAAATTACGGTGTTGGTGCAACCTGTGGAGACGGCGTTCTGTTCGATGGCACAATTTATACAGGAATTCAATATGTCACGCTAAGAAATGTTGTATCTATTAGAAATTCTTATGGATTTAGATTCACAGGCGGCGCATGGTTAATAAATATTTATGATAGCTATGCGATTGAAAATCTTTACGACGGATTCAATTGCGATAGTGCTGAAAGTGCCCCGACAAATACAGGTCAAAAAAATGATATAAACTACTACTCTTGCACATCAACAGGTAATGGACGTAATGGTTGGACTATTTGGGGTATGAGCTTACATTTTTATGGTTGTGACGCCGAATTAAATTATGGTTCTGGTGTTGATATTACAAGTGTCTTATCTCCAAACAGAACCTTTGATGTTGACAATTACAATACATTAATAAGTGGCATGCATTTCGAAGGAAATGGTCGTGGATCAATCCACGTTGCTGCTGGTATTTATAATGGACATTATTTCTACTGTAGAGGTTTGATTGTTGAAGGCTGCTATTCATATGAGGATACCGCTTTATTTAAAGGAGGCTGGGTTAATTCAATATTATTTGAATCTTATGGTAGTGTAAACGAAGGAACTGGAGCAATTAGAACGATTAGAATTGAAAAAAATACATTTACAGGCTCACATGCTGTTTATTGTAATTTCAACGGTTTATTAGATGCTCAATCGTCAATAGACTTGCCAACAGATACTCATTATGTTGGATTCGGTAGAGCAGCGAATCCTAATCAGTATAGAACGCTTGTTGTTTCAGGGTATTTTTATGCTAAAGGTGTTACATGGACAAACGTTTTACGTTCTGAAACTGTTGCCACTGGAACAGTTGTGGCATTTCCATTAACGCTTCCAACAAACTGTAACATACAGCAATACAAGATTTGGGTTCAAACAGACGCCACCAATTATACGGTGACATTCAATACCATTTCAAGGGATGCTCTAGCTGGTATTGGTGCTTATAGTAATTCATTAATATATTCAGATGCAATCACTGGAAACTCTGGAAGCAAATTAGTGAATTCATCAACAACAGGAAATTATACAGCATCAAATCGTGTTGTTGAGGCAAGTAATGATATGTATCTCACAATTACCATAACCATCATAACGCCAGGCACATACCTATACTTAGGCAATCCTGTTATATTGTATAAACCTTAAGTCTTATCACTATAAAAATCCGTAAATTAGAAATGATTTACGGATTTTTTATTTAATAACTATCAAAATCTGTAACAAACAAAAAGTTTGCTCGTATAAGCGAGAAAATAATACGAACGAATGACAGATTTAGAAGTTATTAACAAATTGCTTGCTTCGAAAAAGCCAAGCGATATTTTTGAGGCTGATTGGAAGAAAACATACATTACGTATTCCAAGCTAATTCATCCAGACTATAGTTCATTATCCAAAGCAAGCGAAGCAATGGCAATCCTCAACGGTTATAAGGATTTAAAGGAAAATGGCGCAGAGTATGAGGATGAAGCTGGTAAGTTTCGTGTCTTTGACGATAAGATAGTCTACGCAGTGACTGCGGCGAATAAAGCTTTAATCACCGCTTCGTACAATAACTATCGAATCTTCAAACAAAAAACAGATGCTGCTTCAAAGAACTTTCAGAAATACATGCCTGAAAGCATGGAATTAACTGCCGATAAACTTACCGTACATTTATTGAATCGAGCAGTACCTCTTACAAATCAAAAATTGTCACAAGAGCATGTTAATTGGATATTCAGCAGACTGTTTGAATACTCATTATATATTCAAAGTCAAGGTTATTCCCATTTAGGCTTTAATCCGACATCTGTATTCGTCGTGCCAGTTAATCATGGCATTATATGCACGACTTTTTATCACATGGCAAAACTGGACGGCAAAGCTAAGACAATTTCAGCAAAATACAAAATGTGGTATCCAGCAACGCTTTTTACAAAGAAAATTGCGACAGATGATATTGATCTCGAATTAGCAAAGAAGATATCCTTATACTTGCTTGGCGACAAATCAGCCGCTGGTATGAAGCTAAAGACTGATAACTCCATTCACAAGGAGATATTAAGTTTCCTGATCACAAAACACGAATGCTCTTTAGATACCTATGCCAAGTACAGGGAACTATTGAAGAAGCATTTTCCGCCAAAATTTTTTGATTTGAATTTGTAAAAATAATTGCAAAATTTTGTAACATTTTTAAAGTTCATACGTATAAGTTATTTTAAGTATCAATATAAACATCAATTTTTAATTTAAATTTTATTATCATGGGAAATCCAGTACATTCAGAATTCAAGTCTTTCGAAGAGGAAGCAGCAGCATCAGAAAATGCAACAGTGGTAGCACCAGCAGAAGAAGTTGCTAACGTTGTAACACCTGAGCCAGAAGCATAATGGGCGGTGGAAAATGGACGGAAGATGCGTTTGCAACCATAAGCGCATCCAAAAGAGGTAAATCGGCTTCGGAAATCTTCGCAAGCGAAGAATCAGTTGATATGACCCCAAAGATTCTTGTTGACAAGAACAGAGAATCAAGGGATAGCGACGAGCATCCAGAATCTTTAGCCGTAATGGTATTTGTCGATGTTACAGGCAGCATGGGAATGGTTCCTGAAAATATCGTAAAAAACAATCTTGGTGGACTGATGAACACCATCATCGACAATGGCATCAAAGACCCACAGGTCATGTTTGGAGCAATTGGAGATCATATCAGCGACGACTCTCCGCTTCAATTAGGTCAATTTGAATCAGAGACAACTTTGATTGACAGCTGGCTTACAAAAATGTACATCGAAAGAGGCGGTGGCGGTGGTAATCACGAAAGCTACCTGTTAGCTTGGCTTACTGCTGGAAGGCACACTTCGATTGACTGTTTCGAAAAAAGAAGCGTAAAAGGTTTCTTATTCACAATCGGCGACGAACGTAGCTGGACTGAAATCAATTCTAATTATCTGAAAAAGGTAATGGGGTATACTCAATCCGAAGACGTTACTGACGTACAGTTGCTTGCAGAAGCACAGCGAATGTATAATGTATACCACATTCATGTAAATGAAACTGGTTACAGAAACGACTCGCTCGTATTCAACTACTGGAAAGATTTGATGGGACAGAATTTCATTGTTCTTGAAGACTACACCACGATTTGCGAAACTATCGCCACCGTTATTGCCATGCAGAATGGTATTGACATGGAAAAAGTAACTAGCAAATTTAGTGCAAAAACATCCAGCACAGTTACCAATGCTTTAATGGTATTGTCTAAATCAGGCGATTCTATTTCAAAGAACGATACAGGGGTTATTGAACTATAACAACTGACACGAATATAAAAGGCGATGATATTAAATTATTATCGCCTTTTTTGTAACCTTTTATATTTTATACCGTATAAATTATAAACAATCACAATATGAATAACGGAAAAGACTATAGTGACGAAGACAAGCAAGCTTCAAAAGACTTCGGCGACACAGGCATCAATTATGGTAACGAGATCAGTTTAGCATATGACTACAATTGTCGTAAAATAGAAGCGGATGCCGAGGCAGAAACAGCGTTGGCTGAGTTCGAAGCTGAAATGAGATATGTGCAAAGAGGTATTGTTCGAAAAAATAATGCCGCTGTAATGTTTGTCAAAGATAATATCTCATATGATTTCGATCTAATTGAATTAGACGATCTTGATTGGCAACATATCGGATATGTTGAAGTCGAAGAAACTGACGAAAAGGAATCAGGATATTCGGACTATAAATTTTACTATGAAAAGGGTGATCGTAAGTTAAAATATATGCGTCAGGACGATGAAGGCGACTATCATAACTTAGTATGGCAAACCGTAGGATATCTCGGTGACGATTACTCAGGCTATTTGCTTTTTCCATTAAAAGATGGAAGATACTGGAAAATATTGTATTCTTGTTAATTAACTGTAAAAAATAATATATGGAAGCTAGTGTTGTAGTCGGGCTAGGATATGGCGACGAGGGTAAGGGAAGCATGGTTAATTTCCTTTGTAAAAAATATTATAAAAAGCCGCTAGTGGTCAGGTACTCTAGCGGCCACCAAGTAGGACATACTGTTGTCGAAGGTGATAAAAGACATGTCTTTTCAAATTTCGGCTCAGGAACGCTATCAAATGCGCCTACATACTGGTCTGAATACTGTACCGTCAATCCTTCCGCAATAAGATCAGAGGGGAAAGCACTAGCGGCATTGAAAGTGTTTCCGACATTATACATAAACGACAACGCTATGATCACAACGCCATATGATATATTAAAAAATCGTATGGTTGAAACAAAAAACAGGCATGGAAGTGTTGGCGTTGGGTTTGGCACGACGATTCAAAGAAATGAGGATCATTTCAAATTATATGCCAGAGACTTACGTTACCCAAAGGTGTTCGAAGCCAAATTAAAACAAATTAGCGACGTTTACTATAAAGAAACTTTTAAAGAATATCCAGCAGATTACATCGAAAAGCATATTGCCAATTTTAAGGCTGATTGTAAGCACATTCTACATGAATGCATGTTTTCTTCAAGTCTTTGGGAAGTTCTTGAACATGGGTACTATAAACATATTATATTTGAAGGTAATCAGGGTATCATGCTTGATCAAGACTTTGGGTTCTTTCCGAATGTTACCAGAGGTAGTACCACTTCAAAAAATGCTTTTGAGTTGATGAAGTCAATTAAGATGAATCCTAGTAATGCTGACGTTTATTATATAACACGTGCTTATGCTACTCGTCACGGTAATGGCGAATTGGCTAATGAAGGCATGCCCACATCATATATCAAAGACAATCCGCTTGAAACGAATGTATTAGGCGAATTTCAAGGACATTTCAGAAAAGCACCACTTGATTTAGAAACATTAAAGTATGCAATGTCTTGTGATAAAACTTTCAATCAGAATGGAACGTCAATGCTGGCTGTAACATGTCTTGACCAAATTCCAGAAAGAATACCGATCATAAATGGCGATAAGATTGATTTATTATATCCATCACAAATCGGCTCAATTCTGAATATTAGTCCGCAAAACATCTTGGTGAGCAATTCAGACAAAGGACTATTTGTAAATCCAATTGAACTATGATAAACGTTGCTTATAAAATTGTTGAGAAACAGCCAGATGGCTCTTACAAGTTTTTATTTTATAACAGAAGAAAAACTTTTGGGTTTGGGAACGTTCTTATAGCCGAAAAGAAATGGGGTTATGATGGCTATAATACCGATGGCTCAAAAAAGCTTTATATGACAGGTATTCATGTGATAGAAACACTTGAACTGTGCTTGAAGTATCTGAAACGCTTTAAAAGAACTGACAATAAAGCAATTGTTTTTTGTGAAGTTGAAGCTGTGCGTAGGAAGCCACGTAGTCGATATGGTGTTATGCTTGCCGACAGTGCTGTTGTGCTTTCGGAAGTATTTATTCCATATGAGCAGAAGTAGAAAAAAGACACCGATTGAAAGGCATGCTGGGGATTCACAAAAAGAGAGTAAACAGCAGTGTAATAGAATTTTTCGACGTGTCAGTAAAATCAATATTGGCATGGACAGCGACCCTTTGTTTAATAAAAATGAAGCGTTAGATGAATATAGCATGAGTGGTGATGGTAAACGCTATGTTAAAGACGTATGTGAAAGACATATGAGGAAGTAAATATTTTACATATGTGTATAATTGTCATAATGATCAAATAAAATCCTTATCCCAAGTTGTTTTTGTTAATTTTCTGTATTTATACTAAACGGTAAATTAATCATGGCAGCAGCAGATACTCTAAACAAAAATGTCCAAGTACCGATTTGGGCAATCGGTACAATAATGACAATTTTAATTGCATTATTTTCGTTTACTTATAGTTTTAGCAAGGAATTCAGTAAGGTGGCAACGCAAATCGAATTAAATACTGTTGATATTAGATATTTACAGCAAACCAAAACTGATAAGGAAACAATTTTCACAATTGTTAATACGTTAGAACGCATCGAAACTAAATTGGATAATCATATTGCGCAGTCCGCAAGTAGATATTAATCAATAATCAATGCTTAATATTATAGCGAAGTATCTAAAAAATACTTCGCTTTTTTTGTAACAAAAAATCAAAACCACCGTATAAGTAATAAATTCGTCTGGATATTCCAGATGTGTAAAATAATTTATATGGGCTATTTAACAACAATCACTATTTACAATGACGGCTGTGATCAAATTACAAAAAATCCAAAAGAATTTGCGGAAAAAGTAGAAAAGGCTTGCATGGGCGTGTATACCAGAAATGATGGAAATGAAAATTCATTCGGTCTAGGCAATCACAGCAATTTAGTCACAGTTCAAGATCCTAGGCATATGGACGATAATACGATATACATGCACATGGGAAATACTGTATGCGAAATGAATGCGTATTCCATGCGTACAACACATCTGATGGTCAATTCGCCCGCTTTCTTTGACAAAATGTTAAAAGAAATGGAATTTCAGGTCAAAAAGTTAAAACAGCGAAAAAAGGAGTATTATGTCGCAAAGAAATAATGCGAAAAATTCGATGTGTCCTGTCGTAACCGTCATGTCATGCAAGGTCGGCGGCGTTTATAGTCTGGAATATCCAGACGGATGCGACAATTGCGAAATGCTTAATTGGTGGGTTGCATTTAAAACTGAAAAGGAATGTAATGACACATGGATTAAACAAAATCAAGATAATATCGAAGCAGTCGAA